CGCAGGGTCGGGTGTGACTTTTGGTTGTTTGGTTTTTTTGTCCATCACTGGTTGATCTTTGCCATCAAAGATGCCTTTGAGGGTGTGAAGTTCATCAGTTACGCCGTTGAATTGACGCACGTTTTCTGCCAAAAGTTGCACGAAGTCTGTGTCTGAAGAAATTATGGTGTGTTCGTCATTGGGGTGAAGCGCAATGAATCTAGCAATGACATCATCGGCTTCTGCTTCGGGATGACGAATCACACTACAGTTGGTATTTTCGCTCAAGTATTTAGTGAGGTTGTCATAGGCTTCCCAGAACAGCCGATCTTCTTCCTGTTCTGTTTCGGTCAGCGCAGCACGAGCCACAGCTCGATTCTTTTTGTAAGGTTCGTAGTGATCTTTGCGCCAGCTGCGCCCCTCCAGAGCAAATACCACGTGGTCAGCACCAAATCGTCTGACCACACGATTCACACTGCTGAGAGTGATGTGTAGCGCATAGCCCACTTTTTCCCAACTGTCAGCTGCTCGAAAAGCACTGTGTCTTGCTCGAAAAAAGGTATTGGCAGTGTCAATCAGTAAGTATTTCACGGCGATCAATGATTTGGTTTTGGATACAGTATTCTAGCACAAAATCTGCCCAAAAGCAATGGGCATCTTTGCCAAAATGCCACGAATTTGAGTTCACTGTTTGAAATCCGTTTTGACGCAGCGCTCGATCGTAGGTCAATGAGCCGTAAGGATCCAAGTAGTTGACCCCCCAAGATTGCCTTGATCGAACACGGTCAAAATAGCTGTTGCCATTGAAGAAAAAATGCGGTATGTGTTGTTGATCAAGTTCAAGATGAAACTGCCAAATTTGATCATGCCAATATCGTTGACACTGATTCCAGTCTACATCCGCAATGAATTGCCGGTATCGATTTTTCAAAGAGTCTGGCACCCAGTCCAGGCCACTGCTGCCAATTTGGTAGTGCTGTCCTTGGTAAAACCATTCTTCTCGCTCCCAAGTACTCCATTGAACAATGACCACACAACTTTCCCAAGGAGGCAGTTGTTTGATCCAGTCTCGAGTGGTACGCAGTATACGAGTGTTGGATGCTGCTGATTCGGCGTCGCACACAAAGTCTGCTCTGATATTGTCAGCCAATTGTTGACCCCAGCTGACTCGGAGGTTGTCAGGATGAGGCCTGCGCCCCAGTTCAGGGTATCCATCGTCTTCGGCAAAAGCAGCTGAGTTTACCGCTTCGGCTGCTGCTGTATGGCTGTCGCCATTGACATAAACTATCACAGTCAGCTGACCTCGCTGCGGCCATCGCCCAAGTTACGTTCTTTGATAAAGCCAGTTTTTATGGCCTGCTCTTGTTCCCATGTTTCCATCACAACGTGTCTACACACGTTTTGAAACCATCGATCCACCATGTCTGCGTCTGTGTCTGTGGGCTTGAGCATGTACCCTGCTTTGACCAGTCTGGCCACAAAAATATCATTCCAGTCCAATTCAAATGCGCCTTGATGTAGATTTTCTGAATCAATGTCCATGCTCACAATGGCAACATAAGGTTCTCCACGCTCAGTGGCCAATTCTTTTTCAGTTTTTGTTGGCGGGTTGACCTTGGGAACGGGTGAAGTTTCTTTGGCTGCCGGAAGCTCCTGCTTTTTTACTTTTTTGGGCTTTTTCTTAAACCAATCAAACATATCCAATACTCCTAACATTACGTCTGGTGTTATTTGCCCCATCCGTTGCCCCATAGGTCCACATGAAGTCGTGGGCTGTAGTAATAGCCCTGACTCACTGCCCAGTCTGCCACTCGCACACGATTTTGTTCGTAGGGCGTGACCACACCGCCCTGTGGCATCACATAGACCACACCTTGAAAACCGCCTGACCTAAATTCAGCCACAGCACGATCAACTTCAGCAAAGTGTTCCGCAGTTTCGACCACGAACTTAAGATAGACCGTACCGTGTTGTTGATAGCTGTCTACAATGTTTGGGCAAATGGCATCTTCCCAACGTTCACCACTGGCTGACAGCTTGGCGCTGACTGAGAAAGTGACTTCATTGTTGAAACCAGAATGTGTCCATTGATCAAGATATTCAACAAATCTTGGTTGTAGTTTTTGTGTGCCGTTGGTTTCAAAAGTAATATTGCGCAGATCAGACATGCTGTCATGACTCAACAAGTCTTCGTACACACGTTGCCATCCCAACAACGGCTCACCACCTGTGATCACAAGATGTACGTCATTGCCATTGCGTTGTACCCAATTATGATTGGGAGTCAGAGCCAACATACGATCCACAACCTGTTGTACTGTTAAATTGGGGCTGAGATGTTTGAATTCTGGGTGCCAGCTGGCATAGCTGTCGCAACCAGTATTGACCAAGGGCAGTTCCTCAAATGTTTTGTATAGACCAATGTTTTTTGCCACGGCATCGGCTTCGGTAGATTTGATACCTGGCGCACAGCCAAACCCTGCGCAGGTAAAGTTACAGCCAAATGTTCTCAAGAACACCGACGGGACGCCCACAAAACGACCTTCGCCCTGTGCTGAATAAAAGATTTCACTGACTTTGAGTTTCATATTTTTTGTGCTTTGACTAGAAGATGCCATCCCAAGTATTCGCGAACAGCAGATCTCATTTCTGCCGGCATGGCCGCAAACCACGGTTCCAGTTCGTACTCACCTTGCCTGTACTTGGGTACATTATACATGAAACAGTGATCTTGTCTAATTCTTAATACTTCAAATTTGCCAGCCAACAGGTCATAGATTTCTTCTTTGCTGTATGCTTTGGCATAAGGACAGTTGCTCTGTGCTTCAAACTGGTCCAGACCTTTTTGGATCATGGCATATTTCCAGGAATTTTTGGCATATACCAAAAATCTCAATTCACCGCCAGGATTGAGAGATCGATGTATGTTTTCGATCACTTGATCAACTTCAGGGTAGTGGTGTAGAACTCCGCAACTATAAACCAAATCAAATTGACCAAGGTCTTTCAAACGGTCCCAATCTGCTCCGTCCATTTCGTAAAACTTGCCGTCGAGACCAAACACTTTGAATCTTTGAAGACACAGGCCCAGGCTTTCGCGGCTGAGATCAATGCCCACATATTCAGCACCATGACGAGCAAACTGTTCAGCATCAGATCCTATACCGCAGCCTATTTCCAACACTCGGCGACCGCGCCACAGATGAAAGCTGGCAAAGTCTCTAAGATGAGGTTCTACAAAATAACGGCGGTCATTGACTTCATTGAAATACTGCTCAGTGCCAGGGTTGGACAAACTGTGTTTGACATTACAAGGCTGTGTGTTCCAGTACTGTTTGATTTTGTCAACTAGATTATTTGTCATGTACAGCAATCGTTTTCATTTGATTTTTAACATCTAGAGCTATCATTTTTTCCCACACATTGATTTTTCCTTCAAGTCCTTGTCTAAAGTGTGTGAGCAGTCTGTTTTCACTGCGCTCGATATGTTCAGCCAACTTGATTGCTTCATTGATTCGAATTTCACGCCAGTTAGCATGATTGAAATCTCTGGTGTCATGGGAACCAAGATTTTCTAGCATTTTTCTTTCTTGAAATGTGCGATCATTGTTTTGCCCTGTGAGATCAAATCGATCATGATGAATATGAACTGGAATGGTTTCCACAATGTCCAGCATAAATCCAATTTGACTGATCCATGCGTCATTGATCTGATGCGGGCTGAGATGACCAGTGATCTTGACCCACTGTGCTGGAACTATGGGAAATATAGCATACGGGTGTTCATGATTGGTTGTGGCTCGCAATAGTCGTATCTGACCAGTGTATGAAGCGACCACGTCGTCCCAATACAAGGTAACCATGTCAGCATCGTCGTTCCAAAAAAACATCCAGTCACCGCGAGCATGAGTGGCCAGCTTATTGAGATATTCATTTAGTCTCAAATACCCTAATCTGGGAAACTTGAATGCTGTGTAACTGACCCCAGTTTGTTTCAACCAAGGTACAATAACATCTTGAAAGTAGGCCAAGTGATCTAGATCATCGTTGTCGAAAGCCAGCAATACTTCAACTCTGTTCACAGAGGCAGCCTTGTTCAACAGCGAAGTCAAACAGTGTTTCAAGGCACCAGGCCTACCTCGGGTAGGCAACAACACACTGATATCAATTTTTTCTGTCATTGGATTCGAGATATAAAGCTTTTTCCAAAGTTTCTTTTACGACCAAAATAAACATTTTCTAAAAATCTATCTTGGCTCATGGTTCGATCTTCCTGAGTGTCAAATCGGTATTCACAACTCTGGCTCAGGTTCTGATCATCAAGCAAGTATCCAAGAAAATCATAGTCAAATTTCTTAAACACTGGCAAGGTTGGCAGATCTGAATAAGCTATCACGTAGTTTCTTTGAAAAGCCAACAGTTGTTGTAACATAGACTGATCTAGATTATAGTGATGTTTGATAAATTTTTCAACCAGTTCAAAGGCCTGATCTATTCTATTTTGGTATTGAAGGTAAAGGTAAGTTCTATGAACCAAGTTCCAGCCAAACACTTCAATGTTGCCAATTCGGGGGTGATCAATTCGTCCCTGTGTCATCCAGTTGGCAAAATAGTTTTTGGTCTGTTCAAACTGTGTGGCAAACCATGGATCTTGTCGCACCCAGTCATACAATCGATCATAGAATTCACTGTAGTCGATGTCAAGATAGCGTTCAAAAAATCTAGCTGTGTACGTGGTCAAGCCATTGATATGAAAAGTTTGAATAAAACTGTTCCAGACCAGGGTATCCAGCATGGCTTCTCTGGGTATGTCTTTGGTGCTGACCACCACATCCACACACTCTTGAAGATCAGTGTCGCCATAGCTGCCACTCATGTAATCGTACACAGGAACTGCTTCCAGCTTCCACATCTTTTTCTGTAACAGATTCATTTCGGCATTTTCCAACAACTGAGCCTGTAGAATGTTGATACCAGTGTGATTGCCAGCACGAAAGATTTTCCAAAAAGCTTCTTTCCAACTGGCCACCGTTTCGCCAGGCAAGCCCAAGATCAGTTCAGTGTATACTGGAATATTGTTGCGATCGCACAGCGCAAATATTTCATCAATTTTGTGCTGATCTAAATTTCGCCGTTTGATGTTTTCCAGCACGTCGTGGTCCATGCTTTGAACACTGACTGTGAGTCCCTGACCAAAGTTAGGACTTTGTTCGATCAGCTTTTTCACAATGCCCACAACTTCATTCTTTTGATTCTTGGCCCAGGTCATTGAAAAGCTATTGAGGCGACCGTATTTCTTCTGAACTTCAATCAGTTTGTCAGTGATGGCATCGTCACGTTCAATGAACATGCCAAAGTTGGCATCAGTGATTGTGACAAACCCACAGTGCTGGCCTATCCATTCCAGTTCGTCAAACACTCGTTCAAGATTGAACTTCTTGACCTTGTTGTAGGTTAGACTGCCCCAGTCGCAGAATGTACATTGATATGGACAACCTCTGTTGGTTTCCAAGGTAGCATTCCAAATCACCTCGGGATTGTCTTGGATAATCTTATCAAAAATGCCTGTGAGGTAAGGACT